AGGATGAGGCAGCCATCGTTAAAGCAACCGAGAAGCTAAATGCTGACCTTAAGATACTCGGTGCTCTTACTAACCAAGACTTAAAGCTAAAAGATATTAAATCAATCCTTGAAGGTCTTAAGCCAGCTGATTTAATCAATCTAGGCAACCTAGATGCAGCCCTTGCTAAGATACGAGAGATGCTGGACTTGCTTTCTAAAGCCAATACCGAAAGTAAAGCCAAGATACCGACAAGCGGGTCACTAGGGTCAGGCATCCCAGCAGGAGATTTTATTGCCCCTATTTCAACAGCAGGCGGATCTGTAGGGGCTATTCTTGAATATGCAGATGCAGCTTCTGCTCGTGCTAACGCTTTTGCTGATCTATTAGATATGCAGAATGCACAGGATCTTCGTGACCTTATTGCTTACCAGAGTTCAGTCGGTGACATGGGAGGGTATAGCCCTAACATGAACCGAGGCGGTTCAGGCGGTGGATCAGGTAACACGATCATCGTGAACACAGGCGTGGGAGATCCTAACGCTATTGCAGAAGCGATTGACAATGTACTCCGTGAAGCGCAACAAAGAGGAACACTGACAACGCTATGACATGGCTTCCAGAATGGCGAGTTACAGTAGGTGATGATGTCTATACGACTGTCACCTCTGTGTCGTATGCCTCTGGTCGCTTAGATATTGACCGGCAACCTACAGCAGGTTACTGCCGAGTAGAGATTGTCAATACAGACAATACAGAATTCACAATCAATGTTACAGAGCCAGTCACGCTAGAGCTGAAGAATAGCAGTGGTACTTATATCACTGTATTCGGTGGAGAAGTATCAGACTTTAACATCGGAGTGCGTAGCCCTGAAGAATTAGGCTATGTCACTACTGGCACTATCTTGGGCATTGGCTCACTGGCTAAACTTACTAAGGCTGTCTATAACACAGCACTTGCAGAAGGCTTAGATGGCGCACAGATTGCAGCTATTCTAGGATCAGCCCTTAACCTCACATGGGCAGAAGTCACACCGACTGTGACATGGGACACTTATCCAGCAGATGTGACATGGGCTAATGCAGAATCTTACATCGGTGAAGTTGACTCAGGCTTCTACACAATGATTGCTCTTGCAGCTAGTTCAACTGCTAAGTCTCAGACTTTGACAGATCAGATTGCTAACAGCGCACTTGGTCAAATGTACGAGGAGAAAGACGGAGATGTCTCTTATGCAGATGCAGACCACAGATCTAACTATCTCGCAGCAAATGGCTTTACTAACCTCGATGGCGCATATGCAACACCAAGCTCTATCACCTCAACAACTCAGATTGCTCGCATCCGTAACAGCCTTATTTACAAATACGCTACAGGATACGGATCTACCTACAGCACCTCTGACACAGACTCCATAGCCTCTTACGGGCTCTTTGAGCGGTCTGTGGACTCTAACATTAAGAACCTTGCGGACATCACTGATATCGCCTCTAGAGAGCTTAAACTTCGTGCTACGCCACGAGCATCATTGGGTGCTATTCGCTTTCGTCTAGATAATCCAGACATGCCTAGTGCGATGCTTGACAGCCTTATCGGGGTCTTTTTTGGTCAGCCTGTACTTATCAACAATCTGCCTAGCAACTTGCTTGGTGGAATCTTTGACGGCTTTGTGGAGAATGTGGCACTTAACGCCACCCCTACATATGTGGACATAACTCTCTATGTCTCAGCTACAGACTTCTCACTCAGCACGACTCAGTGGGAAACAGTATTGCCTGCATCACTAATCTGGACGGGCGTGAATGGTACACTTACATGGACAAATGCGACAGGAGCACTAACCTAACATGGCACTTTCACCGAACTATGGATGGGCTGAGCCAGATAACTCAAGCCTTGTAAAAAATGGCGCACAGGACATTCGCGCATTGGGCGATGCCATTGACACATCACTCTGGAATGTAGGCTTTGGTCAAGCTGGTAAGAATAAGATTATTAATGGTGATTTTGGCATCTGGCAACGCGGTACATCTTTTAGCAATCCATCATCTAGTGCATACACTGCAGATCGTTGGCAGGTAAGTCACAATGGTACAGGCGCAACGCGTACAATTTCTCAGCAGACATTTACCCCGGGAACCGCACCTGTTGCAGGTTACGAAGCGAACTTTTTTTATCGCTATGCCTTGAGTGCTGTTGGCACAGGAAACACTTACCAATTAATACAGCAACCAATCGAAGATGTTAGAACTTTCGCAGGTCAAACAGTGACTTTATCATTTTGGGCAAAAGCAGGAAGCAGCGCAACAATCCAAACTGATTTCGATCAATACTTTGGTTCAGGTGGTTCATCTGATGTTTATTCTGCACAGGCAAGCCATTCAGTAACTACTTCATGGACAAGATTTAGTCAAACAGTAACTCTAGGCACAATGACTGGAAAGACTATTGGTGCAGGATCTTTCTTAGCACCTAGAATCTTGCCTGCAGCAGCAACAACAATTACTTTAGACATCTGGGGTGTGCAGGTTGAGTACGGATCAAAGGCAACACCATTTGAGACTGCAACAGGAACAATTCAAGGCGAGTTGGCTGCCTGCCAGCGTTATTGCCAAATGTATCAACCAACTGCTGGCAATACCGATTACTTAGTATTTGGTGGCACTGTTGATTCATCGGCTTATGCGCGTTATCCTTTTGTGTTTCCAGTAGTAATGCGCCTAGCGCCTACATTGACAACATCTGGAACTGCAAATAACTACGCAAACCTAAATGCTAGTGGTCGCCAATTAGCAACAGCTGTGCCAACATTAGAAACTGCAAGAACTTTTTCTGCTTCTGTTACTTGCACTTCTGGCGGTCTAAGTACAGGACAAGCCACATCATTTAGAAATGGTGATGGCACAGGCGGTTACCTACTATTCACAGCGGAGCTATAAAATGACAGTAAAATACGAAATTAAAGAAACAGACTCAGGCGAAATTGTTATTCGTTACAATGAAGATGGATCAGTTTCATCGTTTATGAAAGATCTAGCAAACTCTGATTATCAGCGTTATTTAGAAGATGAAGCCGAAGCTAAGTAAGGCAGCTTCACAGTTAAGGGAGCAGATCGATGACTCGTTCCCAGATCGTGACCGCACATCGGATGGTTGGATCGGTGATACCCGACACGCTGCTCGCAAGTCAGATCATAATCCTGATGAGCAGGGCTGGGTTCGTGCCATTGATGTGGACAAAGACTTATTCAAGGGTGGCAAGCCCGACATCATGGGAGATCTTGCTGATCAGCTTCGTACCTTGTCCAAATCAAAAGCAGACAAGCGTATTAGTTACATCATTTTCGATGGACGAATCTGCTCCAGCATCCTTAACTGGAAATGGCGCAAGTACACAGGGGCTAACAAACATACTAAGCACATTCATGTTAGCTTTAAGAAAGAAGCTGATAATGACGGGGCTTTTTTTCAAGTACCTATGTTAGGAGCATCTAATGGATAATCTATTTCTCATCATTGCCGGCATTGCAGGTGTTGCACTATTGCCAGCATTACGCACAGCTATCAAGTCATACCGCGCCCGTAAGTCAGCAGCAGACATCATTGTCGATGCGCTTGAGGCAGCCATTGACGAGGTAGATAAGAAGTGACACAGGCAGACTTCTTTACCCTTTACATCGCCACCATTGCTGCACTGGGTGGGTTGTCTGGCTATGTCATCACGCATCTATTGTCAGAGATCAAAAGACTCAACACGCGAGTGGATGAGATCTATAACATCTTGCTTGACAGGTAACATTCTGCTATGGCAAGAAAAGCTACTAAGGCATTAGAGGAGCAAGGCTACTCAAAGCTAGATGCTTACTGCATTGGGCTTTATGAATACTTCTGCTCTCTTAAGCGTGCAGGTTTCGCAGAAGATATTGCTATGTTCATGATTACAGAACCACAGGCTTACCCGCACTGGATTCTTCCAGACCCTATCGCGCCTGAGAAGTTTGGCGATTACGAAGATGAGGATGACGATTAAGCGCATAGTCGTAGTCTCGGACTTACAAGTCCCATATCACGACAGGGTTGCAACCCGTAACCTTGCAAACTTCATCTCTAAGTTTAAGCCAGATCAAGTAGTCACCATTGGCGATGAGATTGACCTTCCCCAGATATCTAAGTGGGAAGAAGGGCGCATGGGCTCA